GGATCTGCTTATTCGCTATGCGCAGGGCCCGCGCCAGACTGAGACACCGCAGTGCCTTAAGCAGCTCGGGCTCACCATGCCGACCAACCGACAGGAGATCGACAAGGCGTTCCGGGCGCTGGTCAAGATGGCGCATCCCGATCAAGGCGGCACCAACAATCTGGTGATACGGCTCTACAACGCGCGGGAGCGTGCAAGGAAACTGGTGTTGGTGTGATCGCGGGCTTAAGCTTACCGTTGCGGGTAATTCCGCCCGCGCCCCAAAGAAGGAGGCCCGGTAAAGCAAAGCATTCCCCTCATACGAGCGGGCGCCGGCGTCGTGGATTTCGCCGGCGCCTTTCGGGCAAAAAACAAGCCGAAAACAAGCCAAAAACAAGATTGTGGGTAACCCCCGACTCGTAACTAAGTAAACCTAAAACCCCAATGATTTCCTTTCTCTTAAGCGATTGGAACATTAAGTCCAAGCGCCGACGGGGATTACTTTCGGGGTGCGGGTCGGGCGTAGCATCGAGCCGGAGAACTTGATCACGAGGCCGCCGTGCACCGCCAAGCATACGTACTGAAGAGCATCCGCCAGATCGCTGAAGGGGTGGGTCTTGTCGGGCACGGGGCGGCGCTTGCCGTCACGGGTCTTGCCATAACGATATGCCCCGTCGAGGGCGCGCACGAGCATGGGGCATCTTTGCCCGTCGATGACGAGGGCGGCGCCTCCGTTGATCTGCTGACCGAGAAGCGCCTCGACACTTCTGAGTCTGGGATCGAGATCGTTGGTCGGCGCCGGCATGCAGTTGAGCCCGCAACGCTTGATCAGGTCGAACGAGGTCTCCTCGTAGTGGGTCGACTTGGCAGCGCCCGCGGGGTCGCCCACGACGAGCACCGGCTTCGCCATGTAGCGCTCGGTGCGGAGTTCGGGGAGCAGGTTCAGCTTGAGCTGGTTCTCGAGCCCCATGTCCATCGCGACGACTTCAGCAAGGACGAGAAGTCTGCCGCGGTGATCGCACTGGCAAATGAGCGAGCACGGGTCTCGTCCAAAATCCTGCCCCACGACGAGCGGGTGACCATGTACCGGTTCGATACCTTCGGCGGCGACGTGGAACGAGTGCTTGAACGACTCGCGAAAGACTGCCGTGCCGGAGGGGTCTTCGCCGTATTTCGCGTGCACATAGCGGCGCACCCAGTCCACGTTATTACTGCGTGCGAGCCGCTCGTAGTAGAGGCGTCCCTGCGCGATGCGTGCCGGGTGGTCGAGGGCGAGCTTGAGCGTCTGTTCGGTCTGGGTGAGCCAGTTCAGGTTCTCGGCATCGGGCTCGAGCCCGCCGGGTTGCTGGAAGACCTGCCAGTCCGCTGGGACAGAAATTTCCATCACAGTGTGCCAAGCGCTTCCGATTGAGGGGAAGTTGGTGTCGGCGATGACGCCGAACCAGTGGGGCACGCCGCGGGCGCCTGACGGGTAACGCCCGCAGCGGCCGGCGATGGCGGCCACGAGTTCGACGTCCATCTCGATCGCTTCCGACATCCAAGCACCGGTCAGCTGAGAGGACAGGAGCCGACGCTGGTCTTCGATGTCTTCCAGCGGGATGAGCAGCCACTCGCTGCGCACGTCGCCGAACGTAATATACACCGTGTTCTCGGAGACCTTGTGGTCGGCGACGTGGCCGAGCCAGCTCATGATGTCCTTGAGGATCGTGTCCTTGATCTGCTTCAGCGTCTGCCGCACGATCGCGAAGCGGGTGTGTCTGAGCCCGTCCGAGCCCGGTGGCTGCTCGCAAGCTCGGCGCAGGATCTCGAAAATACATCCCGTGGTCTTGCCCGATCCCACCGGGCCGGCAATCAACCGGAAGAAGCTCTCCGATTTCATGAAGCGCGCCACGGTTGGCGGCGCGTCATAAGTGATCGTCTGCATCAGTGGTCGTCCAGATCGATTACCTTCGCGGGTAAGGCGGGTGCGGTGACCCGAAGTTGATCGGAGCCGAGATTTATTACGACAGAGAATTTCTCGCCGCCCTCATCGACGCGCTTCTCGACGTCGACTGCCCCCATCTTGGCTATGGTCTTGAAAAGCTCGACGCGGGCGGTCAGCGGCTCCTTATCGCTGTGCAGCTGCTTCCACATTTCCTCGAGCCCGAGTTCGACCATCGCGAGCGCCTTGAGCTTGATGCGCTCCGGCGTGTTCATCGGCTTGTTCCAGTCTTCCACCGCCGACTTCAGGAAGGCTTGGAAGCGGGGATTTGCCGCGATTTCCGCCCATTGTTCGTAGCTGAGCTGGTGGGCCTTGAGGATGTCGTCCAGCTCTTGCAGGTCCATCGCCACCGAGCGGGCGAGGCTCAGCATCGGGCCGTCTTCCGGCGGGAAGGGCGAGAGCGGCATTGTGTTCATCCGGCGCGCCGCGGTATTGGTGCGAACCCAACTAATCCGTTCAGGGGGTTGACTTCAAGTGAGCGCACCGGGCAGCGCAGTCTTGCGGGTCGTCGGCCCCGCGTCGATGAACCAGCAGCTCAGCGACATTGCGACCCAGAAGGCACAGGCCGAAGACCGTGCGCTTCAGGTGCAGGACCAAGTCGAGGCGTCGCTCGCCGGCTTCATCCGCTCCGAATTCCACATGATGCAGCGGCATCGCAATTCAGGAAATGCGGGCTGGTCGGACCGGCTTCTCGCCGCGATGCGGACGTTCAAAGGGGAGTACGACGCCGTCAAGCTGGCGGAGATCGACAAGTTCGGCGGGTCGCGGGTTTATGCCCGGCTGATCGCGATGAAGTGCCGGGGCGCCACGAGCTTGCTGCGCGACGTCTATCTCAGTCCCGACCGGGCGTGGGGCATAGCGGCGCCGGACGATCCCGAAATTCCGCCGAACATAAAACAGTCGATCATGCAGCTGATCCAGACCGAGATCGGCACGATGCAGCAGGCAGGGGCGCAGGTGACGCCCGACCAGATCCGCGATCGCACGATGAATTTGATCGAGGCGGCGCGCGATGCCGCCAAACGTAAAGCGCAGAATCAGGCGAACATCGCCGAGGACAAGATCGACGAGCTTCTGAAAGAGGGTGGCTTCTACAAAGCCGTCGCGGAGTTTCTGGTCGATCTGCCGATCTTTCCATTTGGCTGCATCAAGGGACCCATCGTCAGAATCCTGCCCGACGTCAAGTGGAACAACGGCAAAGCGACGACGGTGCAGCTGCCCAAGTTGTGCTGGCAGCGCATAAGCCCGTTCGACATCTGGTTCACGCCCGGCGTCGCCGACATCGAGGACGCGGCGGTGATTGAGCGTTCGCGCATCACGCGCGCTGAACTCAACGACTGTCTGGATTTGCCCGGCTACAACAAGGACGCGATTCAGAGTGTGCTGCGCGACTATGGTTCGGGTGGCATCAACATGGACTGGGATACGACCGACGCCGAACGCGCCGTCATGGAGAGCCGCGAGAACCCACACTACAATCGTTCGTTCATGCTCTCGATGCTTACCTACACAGGTAATTGTCAGGGCAAGCTGCTTCAGGGCTGGGGGATGAAGAACATCCCCGACGAGAACCGCGACTACTACGTCGAAGCGCAGCTGCTCGGCCAATACGTCATCAAGGTGCAGTTCTCGCCGTCACCACGGCGCCGGCACCCGTACTACATCACGTCATTCGAGAAGGTTCCGGGGACCCCTGTCGGCAACGGCTTACCTGATATCCTCGCCGACATCCAAGACGTATCGAACGCAACCCTTCGTTCGCTCGTCAATAACCTCTCGATCTCGTCGGGGCCGCAGGTGGTCGTCTTGGAGGACCGCCTGTCTCCCGGTGAGGACGGCGATGACCTGTACCCGTGGAAACGGTGGCATATGACATCGGACCCATTGGGGCAGGCATCGTCCGTCGCACCGGTCACGTTTTTTCAGCCCAACTCGAACGCGCAAGAACTGCTTGCGGTCTACCAAGCCTTCTCCCAGATGGCTGACGATCTTTCGGCGATACCGAAATACCTTGCAGGCTCGGGCGCTGGCGGCGCCGGTCGAACGGCATCGGGCCTCGCAATGCTGATGGGCAATGCGAGCAAGGTGCTCCAGACCGTCGCCGCGAATATCGATCGCGATATTTACAATCCGCTGCTCGGAAATCTCTTCGATCTGATCATGCTCACCGACCAGACCGGGCTCTTGTCGGGCGAGGAGAAAGTCCAAGTGCTCGGCGTCAACGTCGCGCTTCAAAAAGAGACCGAGCGCTCGCGCCAACTCGAGTTCTTGCAGATCACCGCGAACCCGGTCGACATGCAGATCATCGGACCGCGCGGCCGCGCCAACGTGTTGCGCGCCGTGTCGACGACGATCGGGCTTCCGGGCGAAGACATCGTGCCGTCGGACGACCAGCTTCAGGCGCAGCAGAAAGCCGCGGCGGAGCAGGCACAGGCGGCTGGCGCACCCGGTCACATGCAGCAACCGCCCGACAATGCTGGCGGTCCACCCAATGGACAGCCGACGGCGCAAGGGACTACACCGGGGCCGCAGGTCACCGGCGACATGGGACCGCGGACGAATTTGCAGCAACAGCAGCCCAATCCGCCGGTCGCAATTGGTGGAGGTCCATGATGGCACAGCTCAGGGCCCCGAGCTTGGGGCGCTTCAGCAGCGGTGGCGGGGGTCCGCTCGCAGCGATCACCCACTACGCCGAGAAGCCGATCAAGATGCCCGCGGTAACGGCGAAGAAGGTGGCGGCACCGCGCGTGTCCGCACCCAAGGGCCCGGCCGTGACAATGCCGAAATTCTCTTCCGCCGGTGGCTTGGGCCAGCCGACCTTCGGGAAGGCTGGTCCCATTGCGGCCAACCGCCCGCCATCGACGAAGCAGATCAATCCTCGCATTACGCCAATGCGGCGTGATCTTATCCCGGCATCGCGTCCGATCGGGATGACGTCACAGGACGCAGGCTCGGGAGGGCTGCAATGACAAGCGGCCACCAACGACCGGACCAGTACGATGCAAGCTCGAGGGCTGGAACCTTGAAGAACTACAAGAATACAGGCAAGAAGGGCACGCCGCCGATGGGCAAGGAGAAAACGGACAAAGACCGTGAGATCTTGAGCAAAGGCTCGAGCAATCACATGTCCGGCCAAAACCACGCCGGCCCGCAAGAGCCGGGTCAGTCTGCCGCCGGTGGGCTCAAGGTGAAGACCAAAGACAACCTGTCGGTTGGTCGAGGTCACATGTTCCCCAAGATGCACGCCGGCGAGCAGACACCGGGCCAGTCGGCCGCGGGTGGCGCCTTCAAGGGCAAGCCGTGGGGAGTGGACGGTGGCAAGGGTGCGAACAACCATATGCATCCATTCCGCCCGTCGATGCCCGCCAAGCCTGCGTGAAGGACGGCCCGGACGACGACCTGATTCGTTCCGCTGCGCGGCTTCGTCATACGGCGCCGCGCGAGTGGGATAATTTCATGACGGCGCTGGTGCTCCATACGGAGCGGATGCGCGACGATGTCGTCAGATGTGCGCCCGAGGTTGTGCTCTCGGTACAGGGCCGCGCCAAGCATGCAGCCGATTTTCTTACCCTCATGGGTAACTGTGACGAGCTGGCGCAAAAGCTTGAAGCGCGCAGCAAATAAGCGGCATTATCCCGCTCCAGCGCCAACGCGCCCTCAAGGAGCGCGCCTTGCGCAGGAGATTACATGAGCGGTCCTCGAAACACTGCGCCGATCGATGAGAACGTGCGCATGCCGGATGCTGTTCGCCGCGCATCGGAGCGGGCGACACAGGTTCACCAACAGGCTTATGGCACGACGGTCGAAGATGCTCCGCCCGCGAACGGGCAGGACGGCGACCAACCGCAGCCACCGCCTGCCGCGCCCGCGCCGGCTCCGGCGAGCGCGGCACCGCCGGTAACGCCGGAAGAGCCGCCGCGCTCCGAACACATCGAGCCGGGCTCGTGGGAGTCGAGATATTGGGCGATGAAGGGTCGCTTCGATCAGGGTCAGCGCCGCGTCACCGATCAGGAGAACCGCCTTAGCCATCTCGAGCAGCTGCTCGCCGACGTCTCGACGCGCCAACCGGAGCCGCAGGTGCCTGCCAATCTCGATCCGAACGTCCCGTTGCGCGAGCAGATGTTCACGACCGACAAGGACCGCGAGGAGTACGGGCCCGAGCTGATCGATCTGATCGAGCGCGTCGCCAAGGGTTACGCGACGCAGGTCACTGCCAATCAGGAAGCCGAGATCACGCAGCTCCGCCAGCAGGTCGGCAACGTCAATACCGTGGTGGCGAATGACGCGCGCGGGCGCCTGCTCGCGACACTCGACCAGCGGCTCACGACGTGGCGCACGCAGAACCAAGACCCGGAGTTTTTGGCGTGGTTGGAGTTGCCAGATGTTTATTCCGGTGCTAGGCGTATGGACCTATTAAGGCAGGCATTCGACCGATCTGACGTCGCTCGAGTCCTTGCCTTCTTCAACGGCTTCAACGCCGAGAAGCAGGCCGTCACGCCGCCAGCTTCGACACAATCGCCGCAGCCAGCTCCGGCGGTCCGTCTCGAAGATCTAGCCGCACCCGGCCGGGCGCGAACATCGCCGGCATCGCAGGGCGCACCGCCCGAGAAGCCGGTCATCACCGCGGCCCAAATCTCCCAGTTCTACGATGACTGCCGTCGAGGCCGGTACAATGGTCGGGATGCCGATCGTATCGCACTCGAAGCACAGATTTTCGAGGCGCAGAGGGAGGGCCGTATCCGCTAACCGAACCCGAAGGGGGTAACGACCTATGGCAGCTTTTGGCATTGCTGGCGCCGCAACCACCCCTCCCATTTACCCGACCGGTGGTGCAGGCAACACACTTCAGGCTTCCGGCTTCATCCCTGAAATCTGGTCCGGCAAACTGATCGAGAAGTTCTACGCCTCGACGGTGCTGGCCGCGATCTCGAACACCGATTACGAGGGCGAGATCAAGAATCAGGGCGATCGCGTCAAGATCCGCACGAAGCCGACCATCACCATCCGCGACTACTTGGCTGACGGCTTGCTCGCTCTCGAGCGCCCGTCGGGCAACAACGTCGAGCTGTATATCGATCAAGGCAAGTATTTCAACACGATCCTTGACGATGTGATGGACGTGCAGTCCGACCTCAACAACCTCAACATCTGGTCCGACGACGCGAGCGAGCAGCTCAAGATCACCGTCGACACGGCGGTGCTCCTTGGCATCCTCAATCAGGCCAATGCCTCGAACATGGGGACGACCGCGGGCAAGATCTCAGGCACCATCAATCTTGGCGTCACTGGCACACCGCTCACGATCGTGGCCCGTTCACCCACGGCGGGTCAGGTCGAAATCCTCGACCTCATCCTGCGTCTGGGTCAGGCGCTCGACGAGCAGAACATCCCCGAACAGGGGCGCTGGGTGGTTATCCCGGCATGGGCGGCTGCGATGCTCAAGTTCTCCGATCTGCGTCAGGCATACTTGACCGGTGACAGCGTGTCCGTCCTGCGTAACGGGCGGCTCGGCATGATCGACCGCTTCACGCTCTACACGTCCAACCTGCTGCCTAAGGGCACGTCGGCGGGACTGGCAGCGGCGGAAGGCGTTATTTATGCCGGTCATGCGCATGGCCTCACGTTTGCCAGCCAGATCTCGAAGGTCGAGACACTGCGTTCCGAGATGACGTTCGGCACCATCCTCCGTGGACTTCAGGTCTACGGCTACAAGGTGCTCGACGGCATCGCGATTTCGCAGGCGATCGTCACGCACTAAAATCTTACCCACACGGGTAAGAGGAGGTGTCGTGGCTGAGCTTGATACGGTCCAAGACTACGTCACCAAGTCGCGCACGATGTTGCAGGACTTGGTGTCCCCTTATCGTTTTTCAGACGATGAGCTGGTCGGGAATTTGAATGCGGCGATCCTCGATACGCGCCGCATTCGTCCCGATCTTTTCTACCAGTACATGACGACGCCCTACTCGAAGACGGCGCTGCCGTTCTATGTGTCGTCGGACATGACTGCGATGGTCGACTTCGAGCCGATGTATCGCATGGCGCTGGTCTACCATCTGGTCGGCTACACCCAGCTCCAGAACAACGAGAACGTCGACGATCAGCGCGGCATGGCGTTCATGCAGCGCTGGACGCAGATCCTGCAAACGGTGACCGCATGATCGCGAAAGCCGATTTGAAGCGAATGATGGACAACATCCGGGTCCGGGTGCCGGGCGTGCTAGACAGCATGATCCAGCTGGAGATGTTCAATGCGATCGATGCGTTTCTCACCAGCTCCATATTGTGGACAGAGAAGATCGACTTTCCGGTGTTTTACGGCACCAAGGTCGGCGAGCAGACGATTGTCGAGCCGGAAGCCGGGCGCATCTTCCAGCTCCAGTGGGTGCACAACTCGAACCTGATCCCGCAACGCATGACGATGCCGGAAGAGGGTCTGCTCGAGTTCGTCGACATCCCGAGCCAAGACGATACGTGGACGGCGCAGGTGGCGATCACCTGCGATGATCCGACGACGCGCGAGGGTTATCCGGTCGTGCCGGCATGGATCGTCAACAAGTATTACCAAGGCATGATCGATGGGATCTTGGCGCGGCTTTATTCGCAGCCTGCGAAGCCCTACACCTCCGACAAGCTCGCGATTTTCCACGCGCAGGCGGCAGCGTCCGCGCGCGGGCGCGCGAAGGGCGAAGCTGCGCAGCAAAATCTCTACCGCGGTCAGCCGTGGCGTTACCCGCAGAATTTCGCAACGCGATTTCGGGGGCAACGGTGAGCGCACTCTTCTACCAGTTCGACTGTTTTCTGGATGACCTGACGAACGCGGTGCACAACTTTGGTGCTCACCAGTTCATGGTCTTCCTGTCGAACCAGCAGCCGCAGCGTTCGCAGAAAACAAAATCGCAGATTGCAGAGGTCTCGGCGGGATTTGGTTATGTCGCTGGCGGTTTGCAGATGCTGATGTCCAAGACGGACATCGGGGGCGTGGTCACGGTGTTCGGACGCAACGTCCAGTTCACCGCACAAGGCGGCCAGATCGGTCCGTTCCAGTATCCCATTCTCTACAACGCATCATCGCCCAGCGGGGCATTGATCGGCTGGTGGGACTATGGCGGCACGCTGGTGCTTAACTCGACTGAAGCCTTCACGGTGGTGACCAATCCGTCGCTTGGCCTGTTTGAACTCGAGAGGACAAGCTGATGGGTCTGTCAGTCAAGCACTTCTTCGTCTCACCCAAAGCGGATGGTCCTGATCCGACGTTGGTGCAGCCGTCGGCGTGGAACCACGAACATGTTCTGACGTCGGATACGAACGTTCTGCTCGGGCGCGCAAGCACAGGCGTGGGCAATGTCGAGGAAATCGGGCTCGGTTCAAACTTTGTTTTCGTCGGTGGCAATCTCACCCTCGTGGGAAATCCCAAGCTGGTTGGCAATGCTGGTTTTGGTTTGCCAGCGGGCACTACGGCGCAACGCGATCCGGCGCCGGTGGCAGGTGAGATCCGTTTCAACAGCGACAGCGGGCTCGTCGAGTTTTGGACCGGTACGGCGTGGGCCAATGGTCCAAATTTTACCCAGCAACCGCAGACCGTGGTCGCTACTGCGGCAAACCTCAATCTCGACGCGGTGACCTCTGAGTTCGCGCTCATTACGGGTTCAGTAACGGTGACAGCAGTCCAGCTCGCCAATGGCGCGAAGCGTGTGCTCTACGTGCAGGACGGCTTCACCCTTCAGTACAACGCCACCAACATTTTACCCGGCCAAGTCGATCTACCATGCCGGTCGAACGACTGCATCACGCTGCGGGGATATCCCGGTAATCGCGTCATCCTCGAAGATATGACGCGCTTCGACGGACAGGCGATCCGACAGTTTGCCACGCTCGAGATCACGTTGGATGGCGGTGGTGCGGCGTTAGCAAATGGCGCCGCCGTCGACTTCCTCGTGCCGTACAATTTTAGTTGCATTGGCTGGACGGTTTTGGCGGATCGTTCGAGCACGATCTATCTCGACGTTCAGTATTGCACCTACGCCCAGTTTGATGGCGGTACATCGCATCCTGCCGGCGGCGACAGCATTGTCGGCGGCTATTATCCAAACACGTCGAGCGCTGCCAAAGGACAGGGCGGCATGACGGGTTGGACGCGAACCTATTTCGGTGGCGGTGATGTCATTCGTGTCGCCGTGTCGTCCGGGTCTGGTGTTACCCAGCGGGTAACTCTCGCGCTGACAGGGTGGCATGTGTGACCATTACCGCTCCACCTGCAATTAATTTTGGCTATGTCAGCGGCGTACAACCGACGATCAATTATCCGGGGCCGCTGCAAGCGGGTGATATCGTCGTCATCTACATGGCGGCGAACCGCGGCTTCGGCATTCAGGACATGCTGGGAGTACCGCTTCAGACGATCGACGCCGAGCAGATGGGCACGCTGTGCGATGCGCTCTACATCCGCATAATCGATGGCAGTGAGAGCACGCTTCAGGTCTATTCTTTTGCTGACGTGCCGTCGCAGGATAAGTTTTTCGCGGTCAACGGCCCATTCATCTTGATGACGTTTCGCGGCGCGCGATCTTCGCAGGCGGATGGGTATTCCAATGTTCAATCGCCCAGCGCCCACATCATGCAGTTTCCCGATGCGATCTCGACAGCGGCGAACGATGCGGTGCTGCTGCTCGGTTGCTGTTCGTCAGTGCTGGCGGCGCTCGATACCGATGCGGTGGCGGGCTACACCCATCTTGGGACTGCGCGTGATGCGAGCCGTGGGGTGAATTGTTTCTGGAAAATTCAGGCTGGCGCCGGGCACACTGGCGTGCCGAATGGTAGCCAAAGCGTCGGGACGAATTTAATTTGCCATACGCTGTGTTTGTTCGAGCAACCAGCACCGCCGCCATCTGGTGGTGGCGGACCACCACCAACGACAACACGGGCTAAGTCGAAGCTCGTTTTTACCTAAGAGGGTAATATGTCAGTACCGGGACACGAAGCAGGACTTCAGGCAGGCGACATCAAGCTCTATGTGAGCAAGCCTGATCAGGTGATGACGCCAGCGTTCTGGGCGAGAGAAGCCGCAGCGCGGATCATCATGATCAGCGAGGATGCGCCGCAGCCCATACGGGAGCAGGCGAAAATGTTTCAGCAGCAGATTTTTCGCGTCATCGTGCACAACATCAATGCTGCCGTTGAAGAGCGTCGGGCACGCGACGCCTATTTGGCGGCGAAAGTTGGCTACGATGATCTCGCGGCCGAGATCAGGGGAGATTGCAAATGACCGTCACGACTTCTATTGCGCAGTCGTTCAAGCCCGAGCTGATGCGCGCGGTCCATAATATGGACCTTGGTGGCGACACGCTGATGATGGCGCTTCAGAAAGTGGCTCCGGGACGCAACTACGACCAGACCACGCAGAACATTTCGGTGGTGCAGGCAGCGCCGTCGGATGAGCTGCCCGCCGGTGGCGGCTACACCGTCGGCGGGGCCCCAGCGGTGAGTGCCGGTGTGTCCTTGTCGGGAACCACCGGCATTGCCGATTTTAACAATGTGAGCTGGGCGGCAGCGACGTTCTCAGCCACCGCTGCCTTTCTCTACAACCAGAGCAAGGCTGGACGCATGATCGCGATGTGGGACTTCGGCGGGACACAGTCGATTTCCGGCGCGACGTTTGTGATCGCGATGCCACCGAGCGGGGCTGGCACTTCGTTGATCCGTATTGCTTGAGGTGAGCTATGGCGCTGGCGATCGCAGACCGCGTCAAGGAGCTGTCGAATACCACCGGGACAGGGCCGTTCCATCTGACCGGCGCGACCGTTGGCTATAAGTCGGCGGCGTCGGCGCTGAATGACGGCGATCAAAGTTATTTCGGCGCGTTCGACGGTGCCGGGACGTGGGTGATTTTTCTCGGCACTTACAATGCCGCGGCGAACACCGTCACGGTGAACACTGTCTTGTCGTCGTCGCCCGGTTACGCCGGCTTCGCGACCGCGCCTACGGTTTGGATCGACAGCCCGGCGACGCTGCTTGCCAAGATCCTGCCGGTGATGCCAACCAACGACAACGTTGTTGGCGTGAACCTGACGCAGACGCTGTCGAATAAGTCGTTCGTGTCGCCGGTGGTGGTTGAGCACGATTTTAATGGTGCTGACGGCCTGACGGTGAAGAATACTAACAATGGCAACGCTGCTGTTGCGTTTGTATCGGTCACCAACGATCTCAATCATTTAGGACAATTTTGGATTTATGGGTCGGGGGTGACTGGCACTGCCGGTGCGTTGTTTGGTCCTGACACGCTGATGGTTTCGGCCGGTACAGCCAATGGCATGTCGATTGTCGTGCAGCAGGATAATGCAGCGATCCGTTTTGGTCTTGGCGCAGTGTGCGTGGAGAAGATGCGTCTCACACCCGGTGGCGCATTGGCGATTGGGCAGACGACAGCGATTGCCGGTTTCTTGCTCGACGTTCGCAACGATCTAAACGGATCAAGCGGCATTCACATCCAAAACCAAAGCACAGGCGCAAGCGGTGCAGCGGTGCTGCAACTGAATAACTCATCGGGAAATAATTTTTCGATGTGGATGCAAGGGACCGGAGCCGTGCAAGCCGGTTTCTACAATCGTCCTGATGGCGCTTATCTCATGTCGGCGGGTGCTGGTGGTTTGAACCTTGGCACCATCGGTGCTCAGAACCTTAACTTCGGCGTCAACGGTACTGGCCTGATAACGTTGACGACCAATCAGGTTTTCGAATTTTGGAATGGCAGTGGTAATTTAGGGCATCCTAATAACTCAATCATTGCGATGCGCCGGGATTTAAACGATGTCACTCGGTGCTACATTGCTAATGGCAATACGACTGGGGCGGCTGCACAGGTTGGATTTGTCGTCGCGCAGAATAATACGTCTGCAATTTTTGGCATTCTATGTCCGGGGTATGGCGGTGTTGCACCTTATCTCGCAGACACGACATATCTCGGTGCGGGGCGCGATCTGTTGGTTATAGTGCAAACTGCTGGGTACCACCTTTATTTTGGTACTGGCAACGCTCGGGTCGCGCGCTTTGCTTCGGATAGCTGCTTACAAATTGATCCAAGTACATTTAGTTGGACTGGCGTGGCAAAATTGTGGGTCAGCAATGCACCAAGTGGCGGTCTTACCGCACGTTTTGATACGGCGAATGGAGCCTGCGAATGCCTCGGCAGCTCGACGGCGTTCATGTGGCATTTTTTCTGGGGAAACCCCAATGGCACGGTTGGTGGGATTTCTACGACAGGTTCGACCACAACTTATGCCACGTCATCTGATTATCGATTGAAGGATATTGCGGGACCTGTAGATACGACAGAAGCATTGGTGAACGTCAATGCGATTAAGATATATAACGCCAAGTTCAAGACCGAGGGTGATGACACCTATCGTGCTCATGTGTTGGCGCATGAAGTGCAGGAAGTTTTTCCACACGTTGTGACTGGCAAAAAAGACGCAATGCGCAGGCCAAGGCTTGGCCCTATTATCGACGGCGTCGCTGACCTGCCTGACCACGATGTTCCTGACCATCAGATGATTGACTTCGGCCAGCTTGGGGCGCCGCATCTCATCGCTGCGATCCAAGAATTGACGAAGCGGCTTGAAGCCCTCGAGGGAAGGACGTTGCACTAATGGCGCTCAAGCTCGCTGACCGGATCAAGGAGAATTCCAACACCACGGGCACTGGCCCGTTCCACATGAACGGTGCGGTGGCAGGCTTCCAGACAGCTGCGTCAGCGTTGGCGGATGGCGATCAAGCGTATTTCGCAGCGACCGACAACGCGTCGACGTGGGTGGTGTTCCTCGGCACTTTTACCCTCGCAGGTAATTTGGTCACCGTGAACACGGTGCTGGCGTCTTCACCGGGTTACGCCGGCTTCACCACGGCGCCGACAATCTGGATCGATGCGCCTGCGGCGCTGCTCTCGAAGCTTCTTTCGATCATGCCAAGCAACGACAATATCGTTGGCGTGAACCTGACGCAGACGTTGGCAAACAAGACCTTTACGCCGACCGTCATAATTAGCGGTGTCAGTCCTAATATTTTCACCAATTCGCAGCTGGGCATTTTGCTTACGCGTGCCGGCGATAATTCTGTTCAACCCAACATGGTTGGGGTTGGCGACTCGTCGACATATTCAGCAAATTCCAACGGTACTCAATATACGTCGTTTTTTGCGACTCCGACTGTTGTCGCTGGCCCGGTTGGTAACCTGTTGACGTTTGAGTCAATCGTTAATGTTAGCCAACCAAGTGGTGCGATCTCGAATGTTTATGGCTTCTACAGCACTTACTCGGTGAAGAATGCCGGCGCTACAATTACAAATCGCTACGGTCTTTTCATCGGTGACGACAGTGGTTCACTCGGCACTGTTGGTGGCAATATTGGTATCTATGTTAACACGCTGACGCGTGGTTCGGCGGGCAACATCTGGGCAATTTATACGTCTGGGTCAACACCCACGTATCATAGTGGTCCGGTCGCTATTGGTGACGATCCGACAATCATCCCTCAGCCATCGACGATATTGGGGATGGCGCGCAATCAAAATTCTGGTCTGGTTACGCGGTTCAGCAACAAGAACACGGGCAATGCTGCGTTTGCCAGTTACAACGCTGACAACGGTCCGCATCAACTTCAAATGGGGATCACGGGGACAGGCTATACGGCGACTGCCCTGATATCTCCCGATCAGGTGTTCATTATAGATGGCAGTGCTGCGAATGGCATAGTTATTGCCACGCAAGCAGGTACACCGATCAAGTTTGGTTTGAATGGCACCATCATGGGCCAGCTGGTCTACGCCGGTCCCGGCGGTTACTTCCAGTGGGATGCCCAGCAGTCAAATTTAATGGGCTTTCTGTTAAAGAACAGTGCCGGTGGTACGACTGCGCAATTGCGCATGGGTGTTGCGACGCAGGCAAGCTCGCTGATTAATCGCGATGTTCAGAACGACATCGACATTTACAATACCAGTGGCGGCAACATCAATTTTTCAACTGACAACGGCAACACGCTTCCATTTCAGATCTATGCAAACGCTACGGGTGTCTGCGTATGGCGTAGTGGTGCGTGGCCGACAGTTGATTTGTCTCGTCAGGGGATCGGGACGTGGCATCTCACAGCCGATAGTGCGAACCACTATTTCCAAATCGTATTGAACGCGATCACATGTTTTCAGATGGACTCGGCGGGTAACGCAGCGTTTGGCGGTCCTGCTCCGTCTACTGGCAATTCGCGCCTATATTTCACGACCAACGGTAGCAATTATGGTTTGCGTGTTGATCAAGCGGCAAGCTCGACTGGGGTACCGCTTCAAACCGTGGTGCAAGCTACGTCGTCGCAAGCTCACCATTATTTTAACAACCCAAACGGAGTGGTTGGTCAGATTACGACAAACGCGTCAGCGACGGCCTACTTAACGTCATCAGATTTGCGCCTGAAGAAAAATGTTAAGCCGGCGGGCGACAGCGGCAAGCTGATCGATGCGATCGAGGTCGATCAGTTTGACTGGCTTGCTGAAGGTGGCGGGCACGAGTCGTTTGGCATCGTGGCGCAGAAGCTTCATGCACATTATCCGAACGCCGTGATGCAAGGGCGGGATGACGATGATGAGCTTATGGCAGCGCCGTGGATGATTGACCATTCCAAGCTGGTGCCGTTGTTACTTGCGGAAATTAAATCGCTGCGCCAGCGTATGGCAAAACAGGAGACACGCCATTGAACCAGATGACACCACCGCCTCAGCCGCCCCAGCCTGATCCCAATCTCAATCCGAACCAGCCGCGGGTCGAAGTCGATTTCGATGCGTATACAGCTGAGATGCAGATGCAGATCGCGAACTCCATTCAGCGCTCTGCGGTGCTCGCCGGCGAGAACGCCGCGCTGAAGCGCAAGGTCAAGCACCTTGAGGACATGGTCAACAAGCTGGCGCCGGCCGCAAAGCCGACAGGAGTAGCTGAGTGACATGCTGGGCGTTGAGCCGGTCAGCGGTAGTACCGTTTCGGACTACCCGGCGAACTACAATCTGACACTTACCCTCACGGGTAAGGTGCTCAACGCGTTCAAGGGCATCATTGGGGACATCGAAGAGATCGTCCTGCCGGGGTTCCGGCTGACGGCATCGCAGGCACCGTTCAGCTATTTTGCGGCGACATATTACATCGCGGCACAGCCAGCACTGCATGCGCAGCGAGCGGCGGCGCTCGCGTTTTACCGGGGGTTCTCGCTGCCGGGCTTGCTATCGTTGCAAGCGCGCCAAGGCAATATCCAGTTTCAGAAGCTGGTCTACTGGCTGATCGCGAATGGCCCGGCCAATCAGTATGGGATCGCGTGGTCGGAGGACGTCGAGCTTTACATTTCGGAGTTCGGCCCGGAAACAATCCGTGGCACGATTTACGTCTACGAAGACACGCAGGCGTGGATGCACATCGAGGAAGAGGAATTCACGTTTTGACCGAGCGACTGGTATCCGTGCAGGTGGCTGCGATCTACGATCTCGCGTCGAAACTGACGAAGAAGATCATTGACCCAAAAACTGATCTTGAACTGGGTCTGAAATACCGTCCGTACAAGGGCGAGGGCATGTTGCGGTTGGCGCGTGGCAATCGGCCATATCCGTTGACGATGATCGATATCCAAGAACTGACCGCTGAGGCCAATGAAAAGCTGAAGACGTGGCCGGTGCCGAATGCTGGGCGGTAGCAATGCGATTTCTGGCAATGCGATCAACGCCGGCGAATCGGCTCCGGTCACCTACACGCTTGTTGGCCGGCAGATCACAGTTGCGCGCGGTGCGATAGCACCCACATATCCGTTCTTTCTCACCGGCCAGCAGGTCAACGCATATCAGGACTATTTCGCGGATTTCCAAGATCTCGAGCGGCTGGTCGGGCAGGGGCTCGTTGTTCAGCGCGGCACCCCCGCGCGTTATCAAGGCTTCAATATGCCCAACCTGTTGTCGCTTCAGGCGCGGCAGGGCAGCATCCAGATCCAAAAGCTGGTCTACAACTTTGCTGTCGGTGGCGAGGTCATCAGTGAAACCACCCAGCCGGTCGAGCTGTATTACTCGCTGTTTTTCAAGGATACCGACGACCGAATCATCGTCGTTGAGGAGGAAGAGGAGCGGGGGATCGAGATACTCGAGGAAATTCGGGATATGCTTATTGCGCCGGCAAGGGTCGGCTACCCGTAGGGGGTTGGCATGGGCAAGATTGGCAAGTTCGTCAAGGAGCCGTGGGAGCGCAAGCGCTACACCATCGACTACACGGATTGGCTGGACGACCTCGAGCAGGTGCAAGGGGTCAACTTCTCGACCGACGTGATCGATGACAACCCGGTGCAGGTCGACACATGGCAGATCATGAGCGGCGGTTTGCTGGTTCAGATCTACGTCTCGGGCGGCATCGGCGGCACAGATTACGTCATCGACGTCCGCATGCAGACGAATATGGGCCAGCGGAAAGAAGATTCGATCCTGTTCAACTGCGTGGACCCGCCGCCCTGATGGCAAAGCGACGCCCTTTCACAGGCATGACCGGTCGGTTTCCGACCATGCACGACATTACCCGCGTGGGTAAGACGCCGACCCAGCCGGTTCGTTCGGTCGGCGGCTCGGGTCATCGTGCTGGACGCGGCGCCGAGGAGGCCGTGACGTCGGGTTCGGTGTCCGGCATCGTGCCCGGTCAAGCGTTTCCGAAGGTCAATCAAGGAGACCCCAATGCCGGACAATGAAGCGATGGATCAGATGGCTAAGGCTGCTGGCAAGAAGGTTCAACCCACCCCCGACGCGCCGCCGGATGACGACCGTGCGCTCCTTAAACCCGGAGAAGAACTTCTCTCCGAAATCACGCAGGCGGAAATCATTATGGGCCGGAAGTGGCTCAAGGAGAACAACGAGAAAGCTCTAGCGCGCGAGCGCGCGGAAGCTGCCGAGATCGAGAAGCAGCCCAAGAACCTCGTGCTGCAAAGAAGCGATCCGCGCTTTCAGGCGCAGCCGCAATCGACGCTGAAAAACCCGCCGCTACCGGCGACCCGCCCGACATCGATGACGCGCTGATGGTTGCATCCAAGCTCATGTCGTTCGGGGGCCAGATCCCCCTGCAAGACGACCGGCTCCTGCCCGAACAGCAGGCGGCGCTGGCCCAGAACATCTGGCTGACGGCCGGCTCGCTTCAGGGCTTCCGGTCGTTCGTGCATCTGGTCGACGGCCCGGCGGGTACGAGCAAGGCGTTTCGCATCCCTAACGGCGAGCCGGATGCCGATCATCTCGAAGATGCGACGTGGTGGTTCTTCCAAGACCCGGACACGGACGTCGTTCGCTCGCCGGTCTCAGGCGATGCCTTCGACCGCTACTATGCGACGTCACCATCGATGGGACCTTGGTACAACACCAAAGCACGCATTGCGTCAGGTGCGCCGCCTTACGTGTTGGGAATTCCTGCGCCCGCGACGGCACCCGGCGTCTCGACGACCGGTGGTAGCGGCTCGGTCCTTGAAGCGCGTTCGTATGTCTACACATGGGTGAGCGGCTTTGGCGAAGAAGGACCGCCGTCGCCGCCGACGACGTTCACGGCACAGCCCAGCGCAAACTGGAATTTGACGTTCACCGCGCCGACGCCAGCCGACACAGCCAATCGCGATCTCATGACGACGCGGATTTACCGCACGGTGACGACGGCGTCGGGCGGGGTGAACTATTTCTGGGTCGCAGACGTACCGATCACGACGCTGAGCTACACCGACACGCGCGACAGCGCCACGGTGTCGGCGGGCAATCCGTTGATCTCGACGGGCTTCATCGGGCCGCCCAGCGATCTCAAGGGTTGGGTGTCGATGCCCAACGGCATGATCGTGGGGTGGTGCGAAAATCAGATCTGGTTCTGCGAACCGTATTATCCGCATGCATGGCCGCCAGCCTACACGCTGTCGGTGGACTTCGAGATCGTTGGCCTCGGCGTTGTCGGCCAGACGCTGGTGGTCCTCACAGAAGGATTTCCCTATGCCGCATCAGGCATTCATCCATCCAGCATGGCGCTGGCGAAGATCGGCACTCACGAGCCGTGCCTTTCGCGTGCGTCGATTGTTTCAACGGCGCAAGGTGTTCTGTACGCTTCCCCGAACGGCCTTACGATTGCAGCTTATGGGGTGGTACAGAACGCATCGCTGAACCTGATCAGCCGCGACCGCTGGAACAACATGCTGCATGTCGACTCGCTGCGTGCGGCGCAGTTGGGCCAGTCGTATTACTGCTGGGGCTCGGTGACGCCGGGTTGCTACGATCCGGGCTCGTTCGATACCTCGAGCTTTGAGCAGACTGACTATACCGGCGCGCTCACGGGCGCGCTGATAAGCCTGCTCGACATGCGTCTGGGCTGGACGACGTTGGCGAACGACGAGCCGATCAGCTCGGTGATGACGGATTTCTGGTCGGGCGAGATTTTGCTGTGCATCAACGGCGGGATCTACTGGTTCAACATCTCGTCGACCCAGCGCGACCAGCCGTATCTGTGGCGCTCGAAGGTGTTCCAGACCACCAAGCTGATGAACTTCGGCGCGATCCGGGTGTGGTTCACGGTGCCCGATACGACGCCGCCGCAGAACGCAATCCGCAACACCGACGTGATCCAGACGCTCGATGACGGGCAATATGGCATCCTGCGGGTCTACGCCGACGACCTCCTCATCCTGTGCCGGGAGATCCGCAAGGACGGCGAGCTGTTGCGCGAGCCTTCAGGCTACAAGGCCGGCTTCTGGCAATTCGAGATCGAGGCGCGGGTGCCGGTCTACAACTTTGAGGCGGCGACCAACGTCAAGGAGCTGGGGACGGTCTGATGCAACCGATCCTGCCGACGGTTCACGACGTTCAGGACGATCCGAGAACGCACGGCACCGCGCTGCGCGAGGTCAAGCTGGCGCTTGAGCAGATCGACGGTGCCCGGCCCGGCATTGTGATGTGCTGGCCGCGCGTGTTCGTGATGTCGCTCAATCCGATCTACCTCGACGAGTTCAAGGGTAACGCGCCGGCATGGTTGCGCAAAGGCGATCTCTGGATCGACACCTCGAATGCCACGCAAGCGCATCTGTGGTATTGGGACTCGAATGCTCATGTTTTCCAAAAGATCGTGTGACTTACCTACGGGGGTAACTTGATCCACTTCGATGATTGGGGACATGCCGATGCGATCGCGCGACTGGCGAACACCTCCTTCAATCGACGAACAGACCGCTGCATATCGCGGACGGAGTATGTTCGACGTATTCAAGGGCCGGCCCTTTTTGGTGGTTCTATTATTAGTGGCTATACAGGTCGCGGCGGTTCTTGCGGTATCCATCTTGCGGGCACTCGGACTGCTTGGCTGAGCCGCACGCTTCTCTGGGTCACCTACGACTACATGTTCAACCAGCTCGGCGTGGCCCGTGTCGTCGCCCAAGTCCCGGCCGACAATGGCCGATCCATTGTCTTTTGCCTGAAAAACGGCTTTAAGGAGCTTCACAAAATCGAAGGGATATTTCCCGGCGGCGGCGCCCTTCTGGTTTTTGTGCTCGAGCGAGCCGACTGCCGATACTTGAACCTGAGACCAAGCGGGTTGAAGTCGGGACATAATGGGGAGCAAGCAGAAGGCACCGCCAGCGCCTGATTATTCGGGCATCGCGGCGGCGTCGCAGCAGAACGCACAACAGGCGTACCAGCTCGGCGAAGACCAGCTTGCATGGGCAAAGCAGCAATACGCATCTGACCGCGCGATCACCGACAAGGTGGTGCAGTCGGCGATCGACACCCAGAACCAGAACGCAGCGACCGCGGCAGCGGATCGAGCGCGATACCAGCAGGTCTACCAGCCGCTCGAAGACACGCTCGTGCAGCAGGCGCGCGACTACGCTTCGCCGGATCGATACTCGCTGGAGATGGGCCGCGCCGCGGCGAACGTGAACGACCAGTTCAACGCCCAGCGCAACGCAGCGCTTCAGAACCTCGAAGGTTTCGGTGTCGATCCGTCGTCGACCCGATATGCTGCGCTGGACATTGGGCAACGCGCAACGCAGGCCGCAGCCGCAGCCGCCGCGGCCAATCAGGCGTATCAGGCGACGACCGCAACCGGTCAGTCGCTCGAAAGCGAAGCGATCAACGTCGGCCGCGGTTATCCCGGCCAGATTGCGGGTCAGTACGGCACCGCACTTCAGGCGGGAAATCAGGCGGTCAACTCGAACCTCGCGACCACGGCGTCGGGGGCGCAGACGATGGGCACGGCGCCCCAGTACATGGGGCTCGGCAATCAGGCCGTCGGCATCTGGGGCAACACGCTCTCGCAGGGCTACCAGAACCAGCTCGCAGGATTTCAGGCCAACCAGAACGCATCGTCGGGCATTGGCTCGCTGCTCGGCACCGCGGGTTCGCTGGCCGTGGCAACTGGATGGGCACAAGGCGGCGCGATCCCGATGGCGGCCAACGATGCGGCGACCCGCGGCGGTACGGTGCCACGCGGTGCCAGCCCGTCACGCGGTGCGATCCCCGACGACGTCGACGCCAAGCTCACCGCTGGCGAGTTCGTCATCCCGGCAGATGTTCGTTCGTGGAAGGGCGAGGAGTTTTACCAGAAGCACATCCAGAAGGCGCGGCAGGACCGCATGCAAAATTCGCAAGCGCGGCCCCAGCAGCGCCCGCAGCCTACTGGTCCAACCCGGTTCATGTCGCGCCCCGGACAGCAGCAGGCTCTTCCGCTTCGCGCGGCGTAGGAGGGTTCAATGAGCTTCAAGTCCGAACAGGCGAAAATCGCCAAGAAGCAGGGCATCCCGAAGAAGCGCGCGGGTGCCATCCTTGCTGCCGCAACCCGGCGCGCCTCACCGGCAGCAAAGCGGGCGAACCCGAAGCTGAAGCGTGTCAAGGGCTGAGCCATGTCGTTTGGCGCAGAAGTCCGCGACTTCTCGAATGCCTTCAACTCGGGCCTCGACAGCTATGCCAAGCTCGAGGAAGCGCGGGCGTACCGTGCCAAGCGCAAGGGCGCCGGCAATATTTGGGACAAGCTTTATGCGAAGCAGACGGAAGGCCCCGGCGATTCCACCACTGGTGACACCACCAACACTGACACTGACACGAGCGGCGATAGCAATGGTGCCATCACGCCTGCTGTTACAGCGCCCAAGGTTGCGCCGCCAACCGTGCAGACGGCCATCAGTCCCGGTACTGTGGCGCCGCCAGCGAATGTTGCGTCAACTATTCAGCCAACGACGCCGTCGCTGAACACCCAAGGCATGCAGTCGGGCGGACCCGTCATGCGCCGCCCGCCGATGCAGGCGCTTCCGATTTCATATCAGGCTGGCGGCGCGGTGCGGCAGATCCCTCCGTATATGCGCCCGATGCCGGCAGCGCGTCCGCCGACAGCATTGCCACCGGCGCGGCCTCGTCTGGCATTGCCGGTCAACCGCATGGGCACGGGCATGGCAGTTACCCCTGCGGGTAACATTGCGCGCGGTTATGGCTTTCAAGACGGTGGTGCAATCTCGAATGTCGTGCCGACATTTCAGGAAGGCGGCGCAACCGACGACAATACCGATCCCGACCAGACGCCGAATGAAGCTGCTGCCGATGCTGCGCCGCCCACGCCCGCGCCAGCACCCGCGCCAGCGCAGCCCGCGCCAGCACAGCCCGCGCCTGCCGCGGCGGACGACAGTGACGACAGCGATTATCCGCCGAGCCGCGATCCGCGCGGCTATCCCGATGCCAGTTTTCTGCCTGATGCTGGCGACGACGATGTCGACGATGATGGCAGCACCAGCCTTCACCGCGTGCTCGATGGCGGTATCAAGTACCTGAGCAAGCTGTTCGGCTTTGATCAAGCCGTACCGGCAGGCCAATCAAACGATCAGGGCCGCGCCGCGCTGCTCTCCGGGCACTTGGCCGCTGACCCCGCGTCGGTGCATGCCGCGATGGATGTAGTCGATCCCAAGCACGAACTGCCGCATGCGATGCGGATGATCAAGACGTTCAAGGCGGGCTACGACTACTACATGACGCAGGGCGATCAGGCGAAAGCCAACGCCTATGCGGCGCAGCTCATCCAGTACACGGCGGGTGTTGCCGAGCAGTACGGTCAGGACGCGCTCGACTATTTGAACACGGGCGATACGCAGGCCGCAGCGCAGTCACTGGTGAAAGCCGCTGCTCCGCTGCCGACGGGCACGCATGCAGAAAATCCGCGCGTCAACAAAGACGGCTCGGTCACGGTCGATGAGCACAACAGTGAGACCGGGCGTTATGTGGGCACCCACACGCTATCGCCGCAGGACCTCTATGCGGCAGCGATCGGCTTCAAGAACAAGTCGCTGGCATGGGACCGCATGCTGCGTGCCGCCTCGAATGTGAAAGGCGCCGATGTTCCGTTGCCGCAGGCAACGCAGGATGCCATCGATGATCTTCGCCGCCAGCAGCAGGCGAACCAGCTCGGTGCCAAGCCCGGTGCAGCGCCGACGCAAGCGATCCCGGCAGACGCTGGTCCGCGCGCGGGCGATCAGGGATATCAAGGTCCGGGTGCCGATGTCGGACAGGGTCCGGGGGCCGCAGCCGCACCGCCGCCAAGCGCACCTGCCGCAGGTGCAACGCCGCCCGCCGCAACGCCACCCGCCGCAACGCCACCCGCCGCTGGGGCAACTCCGCCGCCCGCAGGCGCGGCCGCGCCAGTTACCCCCGGAGGTAAGCCCGCGGAAGCGGTGCCGACGGATACGACGACACCGCCGACGACTGCGGCTGCGCCGCCACCGGCTCCGGTATCGCCGAAGCCCGCGTCGCTCACCACGGTGGGATCACCAGATCAGAAACCGACGCCGCCTGCTGCCGCAGCAGCGCCAGCCAAACCGGCTGCACCGCCAGCGAAGCAGCCGCCTCCCGGTTCATACGGCAACGACAACGAGGAATTCCCGCTGTCGAACAAGCCGCGCACCAAGAACAGCAAGGGGCAGTTGCTTTGGACCGGCGGGCAGCGCGATCCGAATTACGCCAAGCCGACGACGGTGCCGACCCAGTTGCCGGCGGATACGCCGCAGGAGGTTCGCGACGCGCTGAAGATCATCCCGGCAAAATATCGCGCGGTGACGATGGCGATCCTTTATGGCGAGGGCAGCAATCTCGATCCCAAGGCGATGGGCCGCGGCAAGAATGGCGGCATCGTGTCGGGTGGCCTGTTCCAGATCGAAAACAACACATGGGCCAAGCTCAACGGCGGCAAGCAGATCCCGATCGAGGATCGTGGCACCGACAAAGATCCGCGCGTCAACGCGCTCGCCAACACGCAGAATTATCTGAAGCTGTTGCAGCAGAACGAGCGTGATCTCACCAAGGCGCTCCGGCGCCCGCCGACGGAAGCCGAGTTGACGGCGGCGCACCAGCAGGGCGTCGGAGTCTTTATGCGGCTCTACAAGGCGGCGCGCGACAACCCGAACCAGCTGGCGACGGATGCTGGCGTGCCCTACGCCGCAATCAAGAACAATCTCAACATGGACCCGGACAAGATCACCGCCCAGCAGGCGCTGACCCGGATCAAGAATTACTACGGTGGATCGGACAACCCGGTCGGTAAGGCGCCGCAAGCGGCAGCGCCAGTTACCCCTGCGGGTAAGCCCGCAGCGGCAGCGGCACCAACACCGGCCAAGCCGCCACCGCAGCGCGGGCAGACCGGTCCGTGGGATCAGCCGCTTCAGGGCGCGACTGCACTCGAACGCGGCTTCAATGTGCGCGGCGTGTCGCCGGAAGATCTCGCGACGGCACCGAAGCCGCCCGACCAACCCAAGGTCTACACCGTGCCGCCGTCGACGCAGAGCATCACCGATCCGCGCCAGCGGCAGGCGGTGCTCTCGCAGGTCAAGGCGATGAACGACGAGGAGATCAAGCAGTACAACGCCAAGCGTCAGGGCTATTTGCTCGACCTGAAGAACTGGAAAGAGAACGGCGGCTTGGGTCCGAAGAAGCCCAACTACCAGCAGGCCGGCGATATCGAAGGCAAGGTCAACGACTTTATGGGCGATCCGCAAAATCCGAACGCAGCTTTCCGTTCGGCGTGGCAGGTGGCCGGGCCCGACGGCAAGACGCTCAAGGACAACTGGCACGAGTTGAGCCTGAGCGAGAAAAACGGCGTCAAGGACGTGATGAGCGATCTGATGCTGCGTAACGGGTTGAGCGTGCGCAAGTCTGCCGAGTACGCGAACCTGCTGATGAACGTCGGTGGCGCGAGCGACTACCAGCGCTACACGATCCACGCGACGCCGGACGGCAGCGCCTATCGCATCCGCTCGAACGCAACTGGCGAGACGTTCGTCGTTGGCCGCGGCATGCTCGGGCAGATCGCTGCGATCCGTGGCTCGGGCGTGAGCCGCGAGAACTACCGCGCCAAGCAGGCGCTCGAGGGCAGCGGTGAAAGCGTTGGCGGCAAGCTGCTACGCGGTGCAGCGTATGGCACCGGCGCCTATCTCACGCACAAGGTCGGGCAGTTGGCCCGCGGCATCGAGTCGATGGGCGGCGCATTGCCGACCGGCAGTGAGGCATCGGGCTTGATGACACCACCGAGCGGGTGACATGGCAGACGACTATGTCGAAGGCGCACCCGGTCTAGCCTACGGCGAACAGCAAGCGCCGACGCTCGATCAGGACGCTTCTACCTTCTTGGGTAACTTGGCGGACTACCCGGAGGCGCTTGCCGAATACGGCGCGCAGGCGGGCGGCTCGGTCGCGAGCGCAATCCAGTACATGGGGCGAAGCGACCCCGAGCTGGCGCAGAACGCCGACGCTTGGCGGAAGTTCTTCACCTACGAAGAGCAGGAGCAGGCGACGGGCGTATCGCCCGAAGGCCGCCGCGCGCTTCAGGAGAACATGACGGATGCCGATTGGTGGCGTCACCCGATCCGGGCGACGCTTTTAGGCGGTCTGTCGATGGCACCCATGATGGCGGGTGCCGCGGCTGCGGCTTACGCCGCGCCGGAAGAACTCGCGGGCACTGCGATCGGTGCTGCGCTGGGCGCTGCGGGCGGCGGCGGTCTCAATGTCGGTTTCGGTATGGACGACATCTACAAGATGCTCGACGACAAGTCCGACGCCGACTTGATGAACAACGTCATCTACAAGACGGCGCGGCAGCACGGCGCATCGGAGTTCGAGGCGCGCCAAGAACTCGCCGACAAGATGGCGGGGATCTCGCCGCTGATCAATTTCGCCACCGGTGCGGCAGCGACGACGCTGGGTCCGGTCGGCAAGATGTTCGGCATCCCATTGGGCACCGCGGGCGCGAAGCTCGGGCGCCGGGTGCTCGAGGGCGCAGCCGAGACCGGCTTGGGCTTGGGCGTGCAGTCGGGCGCGCTCGAATACGGCACCCAGTACGCCCAGTCGGTGCTTGATCCGTCCAAGCAGTTCGATCCCACCGCGGTTGCCACCGCCGCTCTGAGCGGCGTGGTCGGCGGCGTCGAGATGGGTGGCGCGTTCGGCGTCCTGCCGCACAAGGTACCCGGTGTCGAGGAGAAAGCTCCCGGCACGAAGGTTCCGGTAGCGCCGCCCGAGACGCCGACGGTACCGGAGACCGGCGGCACGCCTGAGACCGGGGACGTGGCGTCGCAAGGCACGCCACCCCGGTCGGGAAACGCGGGCGCACAGGCCGCGTCGATGGCGCAGGAGCCCGCGGCGAAGAAGCCCGGAGCAGATGTCACGGCGGGACCGACGGTCGCTGTGAAGCCCGCAGAGGCTGCTGGCGCTGCCGCCGAGCAGGCACTGCCTGCCGCAGCCGCCGCAACCGCCGAGGGCACGACGGTGCCCGAGAGCCGGTCGGCGTTTCAGGCGCAGGTAGAACAGCTTGTGAACGGGCAGCGCGCCGCGGTCGTGTTCCCGAAAGGTACCAAGGCGGCCGACATGCCGCCCCAGCCCGCGGGCATGCTCAGGGCGAGCGGCGGGATGAAAGGCGTCGCCGCGGTTTATTTCGATCCCAAGAGCGGCCTTACGCATGCAGATGTGCGCAAGGCGGTGCAGGAAGGCCGCATCAATGAAATCATCGGCATCGGCCCGTATAACAAGGCCGACATCGCAGAAAAGATTCAGGCTGGCGAGCCAGCTGTGGGCGTCGTCGGGCGCGATCAGGCAGGCAACGAAGTCAAGTCTGCGATCGGCACGCCCTCGACTGTGCCTGAGCAGGCGGCGGAAATCGGCCGCGATCCGAACCTTACCGTAAGCGTCGAGCACCCCGCCGAGACGCTAAAAGCGCGCGAGGACGCGCGAGCCGCCGAAGAGCCGGGCGCCAAGGCTGAACCTGCTGCTGAAGCCAAGCCCGCTGAAGTAGCACCCGCTGCCGAAGCAGCACCTGCTGAGAAGCCCGCCGAAGCGGCACCGGCTGCAAAAGAGACGGTGGGCGAGAAGCTCAAGAAGAAGGCCAAGGCGAAGAAGGAAGCGCCTGCCGAGAAGCCCGCTGAGACCGGTGTTACCCGCGAAGGTAAGTCCGGCACCGTGATCCGCGTCACCGATCCCGCGGTCAAAGCCAAGTACGAGGAAGCCGAGCGGGCACGGCAGGAAATGCTCAAGGCGGAGAAAGCGACCACCGGCAAGCGTGCCAAGGCCGAAGCCGAGCGCGAAGCGCATCAGGCGGCGCTCGACAAGGCGAAGGAAGAAGGCAAGGACGTCGAGGCGGTCAAGGCCGACTTGATGAAGGGCAAGGGCCACAAGGGCACCCTCGCCGAGAAAGCCGAACGTGCCGACACCAACAACTCGGCAAAGGTGATCGTCGACGCCCATCCCGAAAGCGATATCGAGAAGCGTTATCGCGCTCCCGGCGAGTCCGGTCAGAAAGCGCGTGCCGCCATCATCGAGCGTGCGCGGGCGATGGTGAAGATGGCCGAGGACCACGGCTACAAGTGGCCCGGCTCGATCAAGAGGGCGATGGACCCCGGCTACGCCTATAACGGCTCGACGGTGATGCTTGCCGAAGCCCGTCGACTTGTGCGCTTATTCCGTGAGAAGGGCGGCGGCCTGACCAACAAGTCGCTGGGCGAGAAAGTCAAATACCTCGACGAGTATCTCTCGCGCGAAGCCGCACTTCGCAGGGGCAATCGTGCCGACGTCGATCGCATCATCGAGGCGCGAACGATCGAGGCTGAACTCGCAAAGAAAGCGGAGGCAAAAGGTGGCAGCGAAGAAGCAGAAGAAAGCGCAGGCAAGCCGGGCGAAAAAGCAGCGGCGCCCACAGAAGAAAGCCCGGAAGAGCGGCTCTCGGCAAAGCAAGAGCGCGAAGCCAGCGAAGCGGCAAGCGATGAAGAAGAAGCAGCGGTCGAAGGTGGAGGCCGCGAGCGCGAACCCACCAAGCTAAAGGGCGACGAAGTCACTCTCGGCAAGGACTCGACCGGTTCTTTTATGGTCGAGACCAAAAAGAAACGGCGCGGGCCGCCAACGCCCGACGGGCCGGCCTATCGGCGCGTGCCGAAGGTCGATCCGGCCGAAGAGAGCCACGAATACACCCACGAAGATTTCATCGACGACAACAAGCGTTACGCGCGGCTTCTGGCAGACAAGAAGCCGCAGAAGCTCGCCGACGTGCTGCCCAAGCTGGTAGCCGCCAGCAAGCAATACCCGATCCTGCGCCTGTTTGAGGGCGTGATGCGCGACCGGCTGACGAGGATCATCGGCAATCTGCCGGTCTACTTCGTCAGCAACGAAGAGATGCGCGCACTGACCAATAACCGGGGCGGCGATGAAGGTCGCGTCGCCGGGTTCTACAACGGCGTCGCTTTCAACATCAGGGGCGATCCCGAGCTGGCCGGGATACCGGGGCTCATCAAAGACGCCATCATCATCGGCTACGAAGATACGCCCGACGAGATCCGCCACACCGTGATGCACGAAGCGATGCACGCGGCGACGGTGTACCTGACCTATCGCCATCCCAAGCTGGCGGAAGCCTACGGCAAGATTGCCGGCGAGTTGCAGGCGGCGCTGCTGGCCGATCCCGAATCCGGCTTCAAGACGATGGAGGACATTGCGCGCAGCCAGTACGGCTTCACCAATGTGCGCGAGTTCATTGCCGAGGCGTTCGCCAACCCGCGGCTTCAGGAGATGCTGGCGAAGTACCAGATGTCGGATGCGCTCGCCAAGGAGATCGGTTTCTCCTATGGCGGACAGTTCAAGTCGCTGTTCCGCGGCATGATGGCGGCGCTGCGCAAGTACATAAAGCTCGGCGACTACAAGCCTGCCGAAATGTCGTCGATGATGGAAGGCATCTTCCGCCTCAACGAAGAAGCGTTCGACGCGCTGGCCGAGCACAACATCTACCGTCCCGAGATACGCTGGCGCGGCATGCCCGACTTCGTCGGTCAGTTCATCGGCGCCCCGGCAGAAGCCGAGACCAAGAAATTCATCAGCCCGCTCGCCAAGGACCTGAGCGAGGAAACACCGTTCCGCCGCAGCTTTACCCACATGGGTAAGACCGAGGGCAACGAACCGCTGTGGAGCGAAGCTCTGCCGCCCAAGAGGAGCGAGCGCATGGCGCTGGCCCGGCTGGTCGAAGCCCAGTCGCCACAGCCGTCCGAAGCGGTGACGATGCGCACGATTGCCGAGCACATCGCGGACGGCACCAAGGCGGGCATGAAGGACATGATCCATGCCGCCACAAATCCGGCGGCGATGGCGTCGAAAGCGATCTCGACCGCGGCAGCACGGGGACGGCAAGCGGGCGACGTCAGTCGCTGGATACTGTCGAACCTCTCGACCTTCGCCCAAGTCGCGGACTGGCACAAAGACATCTTGCCGATGGCGCCCGAGATCTCGCGCGTCAACGACGAGCAGGCGGTGCATGCCAAGGAGCTGATGGAGCCGCTCAACGACGTCAATGCCGAGTTGACTCAGTTCTACAACGCCCATCCCGAGCTTCAGGAGAAAGCCAACAAGCTGTTGATGGACCAGTCGCGCTACGGCGTCGACGCTTCGCAGCCGCTGGGCGTCGGACGCAATGCGCACATCACCACGTCCAAGGAGATGGAGGCCAAGCTCGCCAAGGGCGCCAAGGACGTCGACCACGAGAACTCGATCAATCAGTGGAAGGCGCGCGAGAAGCATCCCGAGCTATCGGACACCTACAAGGATATCGTCGGTGCGGCACCCGAGTTTGCCGGCATTCAGGAGCGTGCCTTCAAGGCCACCGAAGCCATTCAGGCGGGGATGGACAGCGAGCACCGGGCCCGCGTCGAGGCGACGCTGGGCAAGAAGGCAGCGGACGAGCTGGGCGTCGGGCGGCTCATCGTGCGCAAGGGCCCCTACATTCCGATGGACCGGTTTGGCGATCACGCCGTGGTTGGCAAGTACAAAGTTACCGAGCCGGGTAATGCGATACGAAAGATCGGCGATGACACTTGGGAGTTCAAAAATCGCAAGGACGCGCACGAGTTTGCTGTCAAGAAAAACGGCGATCTCCATACCGAGACCGAGATCCGCTACTACGATCCGAAGACCGGCAAGCAGACGACCAAGGATGACGTTGCCAAGGACGGCACCGAGCCCGAGCAGCGCTATGCGGTGCAGGTCCACCGCGAGCATTTCGAGAAGTTCGATACCGCCGAGCAGGCGCGCCAGCGCGTCAGCGATCTGAAGGAGCACAACAACAATCTGTTCGACGAGCTGCGGGCCGAGGAGCAGCGCTCTGATCTGCGCACGTCGGAGCAGTTCACCAACGCCGCAACCAAGCAGCTCTTGAAGCGCCTCGAGCAGACCGAGGGCTACCAGAAGGCGACCGAAGGCCAGAAGGCGCTGATGCGCCAGACCATCATCGAGACGTCGATCAGGAACCAGTCGGGCAACCGCATCCAGCACAGGAGGCTCGTCAGGCGCAACGTGCGCGGTGCAAGCGAAGACGTGACGCGGGTGCTCGACACCTACAATGTCGGTCAGGCGAATTATCGCGCTCGCCTCGCCTATGCGCCCAAGCTCGACAAGCTGACCGAGGACATGGAGCGGCACATTCAGGCCAATCGCAACGACAAGGACAATGCCCGTCGTCGCGAAGTCGCCAACGAGATCCACCGCCGGCTCACCATGCGCGACCCCGACCAGACGTCGGGCGCCTTCACGAAATTCACCCGCAAGCTGATGATGTACTCGTATGTGGCGCGCATGGTCCGCGCCAGCCATCTCATCCTGCGCCAGACGCATCTGCCGATGATAACCGCGCCGGTGATCGCCGGTCGGCACGGTGCGCTCAAGACCTATGCGATGCTGACGCGGACGTGGCGTGACTTGGGTGGCGCCTACAAAGCGGGCGGCAAGGACTTCGTGGCGTCGCTGGCCGACGCGCTGCACAAGGGTACCAATTACGAGCACCTGTTTGCCGATGCCGTCAAAGACTCGCCCGACGGGGCGCGGCTCGCCAAGCTTTTCCGCCAGCTCGTCAAGGAGGGCCTGATCCATCCACAGGCGGGCTATGAATTCTCGAAGTACCTGCCGCATGAAACGTCGGGTGTGATGGACCGCGCGGTGCAGCGTGTCGACACGGTGTATCGCCATCTCACCAATGCGACCGAGGCCATCAATAGGTTCGTCGGTGCGTCGACCGCTTACCGGCTCGAGTACGACAAGCTTACCCGTGCGGGTAAGTCGTCGGCAGAAGCGCACGAGGGTGCGGTCAATTACGCCCGGCAGATCATCGAGGACACGCAGGGCAAGTTCTCGCCGAGCAACACCGCGCCGCTGTTCAAGAACAAATATCTTCGCCCGTTCCTGCAATTCAAGCAGTTCCCGCAGATGATGTACCACCTGATCGCCAAGCTGGCGGTCAAGTCGTTTGGTCCGGGCGTGCCCAAAGACGAGCGCATCGAAGCGATGAAATCCTTGGGCATGCTGTTGGGCGCGCACATGATGATGGCGGGCGCGCTACAGGGCCTGCCGCTCGAGCCGTTGAAAGCGCTGGCGTGGATCGCCAAGGGGATCGGGCTGACGTCTGGCGACTGGAACGACGTCGAGGACAGCGTCAGGAAGAATTTGTCGAACGCGATCGGCAAGGACGCTTCCAGCGTCGTGCTGAACGGCATGGGCGCGACTGCGTTTGGCGTCGACGTGCACCATCGCCTCGGCCTCGACAGCTTCTGGACCTACGGGCTCCCTGAGAAGAACGACGACGCCTCGACGTGGGAGTTCTTGGCGACCACCGCGATGGGAGCGCCGGGCTCGCTTGCTGCCGATGCGGTGCACGGGATCAAGAAGATGATCACCGCCAACGACTACAACGACGTGATCGACGGCGGCATGCAGATGATGCCGGCGCAGGCGCTGCGCGACACCAAGGAAGCGATTTTCGGCGGGGCCAAGCCCGACGGCTATACTCCCGGCGCGGTCGACCGGATCAAGCGGGTGGTCGGGTTCACCCCGGCCGCCGAGGCCGAGGCCCGCAGCCAAGAGCAGGCAGTGCATCGTGCCGTCAGCGGCTACAACACCCAGCGCCGCAGCCTGATTGCGAAATGGGTCGGGTCGTCGCCCGAGAGCCGCGAGGCGCAGTGGGAGCGCATTCAGGAGTTCAATTCCCACAACCCGTCGTCGAGCCGGATCGATCGCGGCACCTTGATGAAGGCGCTGGCGGCATCGAAGAAGGCCCAGAACGTCGCGGGCGTGAAGGTCAACAAGGAGACCAAGGGACTGGCCGAGCAGGCCGCGTCGTATTACTGATCACCACCCTTTAAACGAAGGAGCTTGCTATGTCTGTTCAACATCCCGAAACGACATCTCACAAAGCACCCGACCCGGCAACCGCAGCCAAGCCGGCTGCTGGTACAGCAGGACCGCAGGAAGAAGCCGCAGCCGAGGCCAAGGCGAAACCGGCAGCGACACCCAAGGCCGCACCCGAACCGGCCGCGGCACCGCCGCCCACCTACAAGGACGCCAATGGCGCCGATGTGAGCGTGGGCGATCTCGTGAACGTACCGGCGGTGGTGATGTCGGTTTCGGCCGACGACGCCAATCACGGCGGCAACGTTGCGCTCAAGACCGTGCATTCCTTGACGGCGACCTCGGACGAGAAGGACATGTTCAACGTGCGCACGGCAGTGGTCGAAGGTCAGGGCCCGGCACCGGGGACCAAGAAGGCCGACGACAAGGCTGGTGCAGCCGATACGCCAACGACACCGCCACCGACCCATACGGCAGCGAAGCCGCATGCTCAGCCGGGGCACTGAATGGCACGCGACTACAAGCGTGAGTACAAGCTTTTTCACGGCAAGCCCGAGCGCATCAAGCAGCGGGCGCAGCGCAACGCGGCGCGTGCCAAGCTTCTGAAGGAAGGCACCGTGAAGAAGGGTGATGGCAAAGACGTTCATCACAAGCGGGCGATCGATTCCGGGGGGACGAACGCCCGCTCCAATTTGCGGGTCGAATCGAAGACCGCTAATCGGTCCCGGAAGTAGTTACCCGCGCGGGTAAGACGTAGAGGCCGTGGGTTTCCCCACGCGCGAATCGTCGAAACTGGGAGCGGCTGTTCGCCATCTTGCGACCACTGCTCCCAGCGCCGTTGCCATGCGGTGCGAGTTTGATGAAACGCTGTCCGAGCGCGTTCTCGAACACGAGCCGGAAATGCGCCTTGCCGTCGAGCGTGCCCACGTATTTGAGGCCGCACTCTTCGGCAAGCGCGATCATTCGTCGGATGGTATCGGTCATGTGCCTATAAGGCCCTGTGCCTTGCTGTGTGTCAGGTCGATGTCGAGCACGCGCTCCTGCACGATGATCCGGCCCGTCACGCCCGAACCCAGCCGTGCCTTGCAACTGACGGCGCCGAGGTCGGATTTCAAGCTCGAGATGAACGTCTTGATGGGGTAGCGGTTCTGCGCCAGCCAGCGCTCCAGATGGGTCGTGCTCAGGCGGATCACCTTGTCGTCGGTTGCAACCTGCACGTAGATCCCGCCGAGCTTGGTGGTGTCGGTGGCGATCTTGATTGCTGCCGTCGGCGGCCGCCCCGCCACCGCGTGGTTGGCCCTGACGAGCTGGCTGTTGATGATGTTGGTCGTCAACGTGTGCTCCCCGGCCATGTCGTTCAGGTACTGGGCGAGCACGTTCGACACGCTGTCGATCGATGCCATATCGGTCGGATTGTCTCCGACGTGAATGCGCATGTCCTTGAGCGTCGTGATGAGAAAGCCCTTGAGCGGCTCCAGCGGTATATCGCAGAGCGAAAGCTCCTTGGCGTATTTGGCACCTTGCAGGATCACCGCGATGGTTGCGGTCCAGAAGCGTTCATCCGCACACGAACCAAGCTCCTTGTCGAGCGCATCCTGCATCG